TTACAGCCCAAGACGTAGGCGCTTTCTGGAAGGCGCAATCGTTTGATTTGAGGTTACCCAACATAAACGGCAAAACTTTCCACGGAAATTGTGATTTGTGCTTTCTAAAAGGCTACCCGCAGACCTTAAGTTTGATACAGGAAAAGCCTGAAAGAGCCATTTGGTGGGCAAAAATGGAAGCAACCATTAAATCTTCTGGCAAATATCAGGGGGACGGAGCAAGGTTTCGCAAGGACAGGCCGAGCTACATTCAAATGATGAATTTTGCTCATGACCAAGGAGATATGTTTGCAACTGAAGAAGAAAACATAGCTTGCTATTGCGGTGATTAAATGAAAAGACTTTCCCTGCCGTGGCCCCCCAAGGAGCTGAGTCCGAATTACTCAGGCCATTGGGCTCCACAGGCATCAGCCAAGAAAAAGTACCGGTTTGCGGTCAGGATGCTGGCTACCCAAGCCAAGTGGGAGATCCCGGAGGAAGGGCCGATATATCTGGAGGTGGAGTTCTACCCCCCGGACAGACGGCCACGGGACAAGGACAACATGGTTGGTGCTTTCAAGGCGGGGCAAGACGGACTTGCGGACGCTTGGAAAATCAACGATAAAAGGATTGATTGCACATACAAAGTGAGCGATCAAGTAAGCGGTATGGTCAAAGTTAAACTTTTAGGAGAAAAACCATGAAAAAGGTATTAGTAGCAGCAATCCTGATGAGCGCCAGCGTAGCTTTTGCGGCTTGTCCCACTTATGCCCCGTATGGTTGCGTACAAACTTACGGTGGAAAGATGAAATGTGGTTGCGGTGTACGATAATTAGACCGGGAGGCGTAACGGCTGGATGCAACGTGAGATCCGGTTGTTGTACACAAACGCCTCCCACCAAACAGTTTATAATAGCGTGATGGAACCCCAAAAGCGCACCCGTAGGCCGTTTCTGAGCCGAGACATCCTGAAGGTCTTAAGAAAGCACCCGAACTTAACAAGGCGGGAGATTTCTATTAAGACCCATGCGAAGAACCACTCGGTTAAGGCGGTGCTATTCAAGTTGGTGGCAACGAATAAGATCCGGTGCGAAAAGGGTAAAGAGACCAACGCCAAGACAGGGCCACGGCTAGTAAATGTCTATTGCGTGAACCTTGAGGAAAGTGCAGAATCTAGTCATGGGTGAAATGGAATCTTTCGCGCTAAACCTCTTGCACTCTGCAAGTTGCGCTCATGTCTATCATTGGCAGACTACTAGCTACTCTGCCCATAAGGCATTGGGTAAGTTCTACGGGACTATGCCCGACCTAGTGGATGGTCTGGTTGAGACCTATATGGGGCGCAACGGGATATTCGGCGAGGTGGACAAGGAGCAAGAGGTCTACATGGATAAAGACCCGCTGGCGTACATGAAGGCCCTGCGGAGCTATGTGGATGACACCCGCAAGGATCTTCCACAGGATTCAGAGATCCAGAACCTGATTGACGGGATTACGGATCTGATCAACACAACGATTTACAAGCTGGAAAACTTGAAGTGAACTGCGGGACTTGTAGGTTTTTCCTAGCAAACCAGAAGTTTGGAATGTGCCAGCGGTATCCTGAATACGTTATGAAACAGGACGCTCAATGGTGCGGAGAGTTTCAGCCAAAAGTCATTGACGAGCCTAAAAAACGGAGAAAAAATGATCCAGCCCCTGCGCGACCGGATTCTAGTCAGGCCGATTGAGCGAACAAAGAGCGACATTCTTGCGGTCATCATGCAGGAAAACCCTAATATGGGTGAAGTGGTTGCGGTCGGGCCGGGGGAGTACGACAAGAAGGGTCGTAGAGTCCCGAATCCGTGCGAAATTGGGCAGAAGATAAGATACGGAACGACAGGCGAGTACCTGACGTTCCAAGAAGTAGACCACGAAGGCGAGAAGTTCTTGATGATGTCTTGGAAAGATGTCTGCTGGGTGGAAAATGAAAACAACCAATAAACCAATTCCCAAAACGACTACCGGCAAGGGCAAGAACTACAAGCCCACCGAACAGGGTGCGGGAATGACTGCAAAAGGAAGGGCAGCATACAATGCGAAAAATAATTCAAACCTTAAAGCTCCAGCTCCAAACCCTAGGACAAAAGCTGACGAAGGCCGTAAAAAGTCTTTTTGTGCGCGGATGAGTGGGATGCCGGGGCCAATGAAGGACGAAAAAGGCCGACCAACCCGTAAGGCAGCTAGTCTTAAAAACTGGAACTGTTAATGGATGAGCAATCAATACAAATCAGAGTTGCGGAACTTACTCAACAACGCGCCCTCACTTTGGCAAATCTTCAGGCTTTGGATGGGGCGATTGCGGACTGCAATTGGTGGCTTGCGAAGATCAAGGCAGATACCGTCAAGATTAACGAAAACGAAGGAAATGACTGATGGCTACCGGACTTTACGCGAACATCCACGCCAAGCGCGAGAGGATCAAGGCACAAAAGGCAGCGGGCAAGACCCCAGAGAAGATGCGAGCCCCCGGAGCAAAGGGCGCTCCGACGGCAAAGGCGTTCAAAGAATCAGCAAAGACTGCGAAGAAATAATGCTAAAGAAATCTATGTCAGATAAGGCGTTCAAGCAGAACATCAAGACCGAGGTCAAGGCCGGGAAACCGGTCAAACAGGCGGTTGCGATAGCTTACTCAGTCAAGCGTGAAGCCAAAAAGGGTACTAAAGGTAAGAAGTAATGCCAGTTCTTGCGGACATCTTTAGTGCTGGGAATGTAGCTAAACGCCGCATAAAGGATTTTGCCGCAAACCCAATGCTGTACTTGGATCAGATTGGGGGTCAGGCAGCTCAGTCCAGCAGAGAACGCGCCGAGCTAGAAAAGAAAGCCTTTGGTGACCCCAAGGCTCCAACCAAGATAACCGACCGAGACGCTTTCAATCAGTACGTTGAAAGGTACGGGGAGGACGCACTAAACTTTGCCAACTTTGGAATTACCAAGGTTGCGGGCAAGACTATCCGTGAGCTGCTATACGGGGATAAACCAAATCTAACCCCTGCGGAAAAGTCAGCAATAACGCGGTTTGAGAAGGAAATTCAAAACCCGACCGCATTTGAGCGCGAGGTTATGCGGGCCACAGGCAAGACCCAAATCCAGCCGACTCCTAACATGGTAATGATCAACGAGATAGGCAAGCACCCGTCTTACTTAGTGGACAAGATCATTGTGCCGGTTTCAAGTGATTTGTCAGCATCTGGGGGCGCGGTTAGTCAGATAGCTGGGGTTCCACTAAGCCAAAATGTAATGCGGCAGGGTGGGTTCCACTATATGTTGCAAAAGCCAAACATCGATGAACAGATAGCTTTTGCGTCAGAGCCCAGCGCCGCATCGAGCAAACTTGCGAACTTGAATATGTACGGTGACAAGGACGTTATTGGCGTTAGCCTTGGGATGTCACCATCAGGCACAAACTTCAGCCACCATGTGGCTCAGGGCATGGTGAGGCAATTAGGCACATTGAAACCAAGGCCAGAAGCAATTCAAAAATTAAACGCCGAAATACAGAATTACCCCGTTATAAATCAAGAAACGAAAAAGGTAACTTATCCGTTCAAGGACTTTGCTGGCGTTGACTCTCCGAGCATTGAGGAACAAATGAAGGGCAACGGTGAGTTGCGGAAAGCCATTGTTGAGGTAATGGGCAAGGCCGAATACCGGAAGGAAGGATTCCCAAGGTACGAGGACACATTAGAGGCCATGAATAACCCAGAGTTCAGACAGGGAGAAGCCGGTCGAGCCATGTTCTCTGCGATACCGGGGCGCAGTCTAGTTGACCCAACATTCCAGCACGAATCATATTCCAAAGGAATACCGGGGATCTATCAGGGTGGATTGCTTAACGCTCAAGGCCAAGTTGTCGGAGCGCCAGTTCAATTGCTGATGCCCCAGACCTATGAGCGAATGACCAAGGCTGGTAAGACACCGCATGGGATTGCGAGATCCATGCAAGTGGCTCACCACGGGGAGAGGTTTACTGAGGAAGCTCTTGACCCTCTGATGAGGTTTTTAGGGTATCAATAAGCCTTACCCGAAACTGGCGCTCATGTTCTAGCCGACTGATGACACCCTCTAAGAACTCTACCCGTTGCGGCTCAGTCAAACCCAGATAGGCTTTACCCCATTGAACATAACCAGATACAGAATCGACACCACAGTAAGCCAATATTTTTTTAGCCATAGTTATTCTCCTGATAGAACAAATAGGTTACTACAAAAAGGTTGCAAGTACAACACAAACAGTTCACAATCCTAATTCCGTGTCAGGAACTTATAGATTGAGTTAATCAATATGGCCGCACCGATAGGTAATACTAATGCTGTAAAGGGAAAGATGTTCCAAGATGCTTTGCGTAAAGCTCTGGTACAGAACCCTCAAAGACTACCAAGGATAGTTGAGTCTTTACTTACTCAGGCAGAGCTGGGAGAGGCTTGGGCTGTGAAGGAAGTCATAGACCGCTTAGACGGCAAGGCGATCCAGATTAACCAGATGGAGAACGCTGACGGGACACCGTTACTGAACGCCATTCAGGTCACGTTCATTAAACCGCCAGAAACCATAGATGTCTGACCGCGAGCTGCTGGAACAGGCGGTAGCCAAGGCAGAGTTCCCGGTAAAACTTGCGTGCCTATTTGAGCCCAAGCGGTATAAGGTTCTCTACGGAGGCCGAGGGGGAGCTAAGTCTTGGGGAGTAGCCAGAGCCCTACTAATCAAGGGAGCCAAAGATCCACTACGGATTCTCTGCGCCCGAGAGTTTCAGGTCTCAATCAAGGATTCAGTCCATAAGCTACTAGCCGACCAGATTGAGCAATTGGGGCTGGCTGAGTTCTACGAGGTCACGAACACCTCGATTAAGGGCAAGAACGGAACCGAGTTCTTCTTTGCGGGGCTTAAGAACAACATCATGTCTATCAAGTCCTTTGAGGGCGTAGACATCTGCTGGTGCGAGGAAGCCCAGACCATCTCCAAGACTAGCTGGAACGTCCTGATCCCAACCATCCGTAGGGACAACTCCGAGATATGGGTCACCTTTAACCCAGAGCTAGAGACTGACGAAACCTACCAGCGTTTTGTCATAAGCCCGCCTGAGAACGCCATAGTCCAGAAGATCACATGGCGCGATAACCCGTGGTTCCCCCAGACCCTGCGGGAGGAAAAAGAGAACCTTGAGATCCACGACCACAACGCCTACCTCAACGTCTGGGAAGGCTTATGCCGTAGAACCGTAGACGGGGCGGTCTTTGCCCAAGAGATGAACATGGCAGAGATGGACGGTCGGATCACCAAAGTCCCGTATGACGCTATCAAGCCCGTCCACGCGGTATTCGACTTGGGCTGGGCAGACAACACGGCCATCTGGTTCGTACAGTTCATAGGCTTTGAGATCCGGTTGATCCGCTACCTTGAGGACAACCAAAAGACCATGAGCTACTACTTGGCCCAGCTTCAGTCCTTGGGCTACGTTTACGACACCATCTGGCTACCCCATGACGCGGAGAATACAACTTTGGCGGCTGCCGGTCGGTCGATTGCGGACATAGTCAGGGGAGCGAATTACAAGGTTCAAATCCTACCGAGAGTCCCGGTCACGGACTCAATCAACGCGGCCCGCACGATTTTCCAAAAGTGCTACTTTGATAAAGAAAATTGCTATCAGGGGCTACAATGTCTGAGGCACTATCGGTATGATGTTGATCCAGATACTAAACAGTTTTCGAAATCGCCTCTGCACGACATCTATTCGCATGGTGCGGATGCGTTTCGGTACATTGGATTGGTGGTAAACGAACCCCGGAAGGCAGGGCCAAAGAAGCCGGTCTACCAAATTCCGGGCTCATGGATGGGCTAAAACATGGCAAAAGTAGACGTTCCGAGTGCTATCCCTGCGGATTCCCGCATACAGGAAGCCATAGACTTTCTCAAATTCTCTAACGAGGCCGACACCGAAAACCGGCAAAAGGGTCTCGATGACCTCAAGTTTTCCTCTGGTGACCAATGGCCTATCGAGGTTCAGAACTCCCGACACCTTGAGGCCAGACCTTGCCTGACCATCAATAAGCTAGACGCTTACGTTAGGCAGATTGTCAACCAGATGCGTCAGTCCCGCCCCCGGATGCGGGCTCACTCCATGAACTCCGAGGCCAACGCAAAGGTTGCGGATGTCATTACCGGGATATTCAAGCACATAGAGGTGAACTCAGACGCGGACACGGCCTACGATACCGCCGGTGAGTATGCGGTGCGGATTGGCTGGGGCTACTGGCGGGTCATTACTGACTACGTCCGTGAGGACTCCTTTGATCAGGAAATCTTTATCCGTCCTATCGACAACCCGTTCTCAGTCTACTTTGACCCCAACTCCATCCAGCCTGACGGCTCGGACGCTGAGAAGGTCTTGATTACTACCTTGATGTCTAAGGATGACTTTAAGATCCAGTACCCCGGAGCCGATGACGGCGGTGATTTTAACCAGCGCGGGACGGGTGACTTTGACCCCGATTGGGTACAGAAAGAGGACATCCGGGTAGCCGAGTATTTCTACGTTGAGCGCAAAAAGACCAAGTTACTGCTCCTGTCTGACGGGACAAAGGTCTACAAGGACGAGGCCCCAAGCCCTGAGATCCTAGCTGCGGCAGGGATTATGGTGGTGGGCGAGCGCGAGACCATGCGTAAGCAGATCAAGTGGTGCAAGCTCACAGGCCTTGAGATCCTTGAGGAGCGCGATTGGTCAGGGCGTTACATCCCCGTGGTTCCGGTCTACGGTCAGCAACTTACGGTTGAGGACAAGCGCAAGAAGTACGGGCTAGTGCGGAACGCCAAAGACGCACAGCGTATGTACAACTACTGGCAGACGAGTCTTACAGAGAGCATAGCTTTGGCTCCCAAGGCCAAGTGGCTTCTCGCGGAAGGTCAGGACGAAGGCCATGAGAACGAGTGGGCGCAAGCTAACATCAAGTCCATGCCGGTCTTGCGCTACAAGCAGACAGACATCAATGGCAAGGAAGCCCCAGCCCCACAGCGTCTCCAGCCCGAGCCACCGCCCGCCGGTGTTATTGCGGCTGCGATGTCCATCGATAAGGACTTACAGTCAGTAGTCGGTATTTTCGATCCGTCCCAGTTGCCCCAAGGCAATATGTCTGGCAAGGCTATACGCGGTCAGCAGATGCAACAGGACATGACCAACTTCCACTACTACGACAACCTTGTGCGGTCAATGAAGCACACGGGTCGGATCATCCTAGACCTGATCCCCAAGATTTACGACCGGGAGCGTGTACTGCGGATCATTGGCTACGATGGGCAACCTGAGATGGTTACCCTGAACCAACGGACTCAGGACGAGATGGGCGTGGAAAAGGTTCTTAATGACGTAACCGTTGGCGAGTACGATGTCTACATGGACACCGGCCCCGGCTACCAAAGCAAGCGTCAGGAAGCGGTCGAAGCCATGATGCCCATGATCTCCACCAATCAGGAACTCTTTAACCTTGCGGGTGACTTGGTGTTCCGCAACATGGACTTTCCGGGGGCCGAGGTCATTGCAGACCGGCTGGCGGCTAACAACCCGTTGGCCCAGATTGACGAGAAGTCCGAGATCCCACCCCAGATCCAAATGCAGCTCATGCAAGCCCAAAAGCAGATTGCCGATATGCAACAGATGATTGCGGCTATGGAGCTTGAGAAGCAGTATCGCGGAGACATTGAGAACATCCGTCAAGAAGGCGAGACCAAGCGCAAGCTCATGGATGTCACCTCGCGGGCGTACAACACCGACACCATCAACGAGGCCAAGGTCAACCAGCAGATCCTTAACTCTCAGGCCAATCAGAACAAGGCTGAGCTGGACGCGGTGACCAAGATGCTATTGAAGCGTATGGACATTGGCGAGCTACGTCAGGTCATAGCCGAGAAGGATGCGGAACAGGCTCAAGTAGCCGCGTTTGCGGAAGCTGAAGTCAACAGGTCATCGAACCCGTTTCTACAACAGGAGCAACAAATAGCAAATAGTTGACAACTATTGGGAAACAGTTTGTAATACGAATTACCTACCAATGGGTTCATTGGGTTTATTCTTGGAGTAATCCATGTCTGAAGCAGCACAAGAAGCCCGGAAACAGGCTTCAACAGTTGTAACGAGTGAGAATTTAGCTGAGTTTTCGTTAGCAAAATTAGGTTTAGCGTCAGATGGAACTCCCATTGAGGCCGCACCAGCGGAGCCGGTGGTTGAGACCGAGGCGAGTGAACCAAGCGAAACCGAGGCTGCGACAGGTGAAAAGAAGCAAAACCCAAAACTTGAGAAGCGGTTTTCAGAACTGACTAAGCAGCGTGAAGCGGCCCGCCAAGAAGCGGAACGTGAGCGCCAAGCCCGTCAAGAACTGGAGAATCGGATCAAGGAGCTGGAGACTAAGGCTAACCCTGCGAAAGCAGCACCGGCAGATCCAGACCCTAAACCCGATCCAAGCCAGTTTAATGATGCGCTGGAATATGCTGAAGCTCTGGCTGAGTGGACTACTGACAAGCGGTTGCGGGAGCGTGATGAGCAAGAGATGTCTAGGCGGGCGCAAGAAGAACAGAGCCGTAAACAGGTCGAGTTCCAAAAGCGCGTAGAAACCGCAAAGGCAAATCTACCGGATTATGAGGACACAATCGCGGCTGCTGGGGACATACCAGTTAGCGCACCGGTTGGGGAATCGATAGTTGATAGTGAGTTTGGGCCTGAAATCCTTTACTACCTAGCCGACAACCCGGACTACGCACGTTCCCTTGCGGAGAAGTCATTGACCGCGCAACTGCGTGAGATTGGGAAGTTAGAGGCAAAGTTTGAAAAGTCTCCTAGCAAAAAGGAACCTGTAGCGAAGAAATCGAACGCCCCTGCGCCGATTTCGCCTATCAAGGCAAGCAGTAGCGCCGTGGAAACTGGTTTGGATTCAGACCGAGCGTTTCATGGAACCTACCAGCAATGGAAGGCTGCTCGCCTTGCGGGGAAGATTCGGTAATAGGGCAACCTTAACCTTTTTGGAGAATTAAAAATGGCAAATAATTTGCTAACCATCTCCATGATCACCAACGAGGCGTTGATGGTCTTGGAAAACGAACTTACGTTCACGGCCCGCGTTGACCGTTCTTATGACGAGCAATTTGCGGTTACTGGCGCTAAGATTGGTAACACCGTAAACGTACGCCGTCCGGGTCGTTTTATCGGTACTACTGGCCCTGCGCTTAACGTAGAGGACTTCAACGAGACATCCGTCCCCGTTACCCTCTCAACCCAGTTCCACGTTGATACCCAGTTCACCACACAGGATCTGGCTCTGTCGTTGGATATGTTCTCTGACCGCGTCCTCAAGCCCGCAATCGCTGCTATCGCCAACAAAATGGACTTTGATGGCACGACAATGGCTACGGACAACACCGCTAACACGGTGGGTACGGCTGGCACAGTTCCCTCTGACATCGCTACGTTCTTGACCGCACAGGCTTATTTGGACGGTGAAGGCGCACCCCGTGATGGCAAGCGTTCTTGCGTTGTTGACCCCTTTACCGGTGCGTCAATCGTTGGTTCGCTCAAGGGTCTCTTTAACCCACAAGGCACTATCTCCGGTCAGTACGAGAAGGGCATGATGGGCAAAGACACCATCGGCATGAACTGGTACATGGATCAGAACATTGTGTCGCACACATACGGTTCTTACGCCACGGCAACCCTTTCAACCAACACCAGCACCTTTACCGGCTCGCTGACAACTGGTTGGGCTTCTACATCCACGATCACAATCGCGGCTGCTACCGCCAACGCTGGCTTAAAGCAAGGCGATACCATCCAGATTGCTGGCGTGTATGCAGTCAACCCACAGAACCGTCAGCCCTACGGCGGTAATGTTCTGCGTAACTTTGTCGTGACCGCTAACGTAACGATTACTTCTGGTGGCTCTGCCTCCGTAGTTGTTTCGCCCGCAATCATCACGGCTGGTCAGTTCCAAAACGTATCCGTTCTGACAACTTCAGCTTCTGCAACTGTCACCCCGTTCGACAAGACCGGTAAAGTCAGCCCGCAGAACTTGGTGTTCCACAAGAACGCTTTCACGTTAGCGACTGCCGACCTTGAGTTACCGGACGGTGTTCACTTTGCCGGTCGTGCGAGCGACAAGCAGTTGGGTCTTTCAATCCGCGTTGTTCGCCAGTACACGATCAACAACGACTCGATCCCCACCCGCTTAGACGTTCTCTACGGTTGGGCTCCCCTCTACCCCGAACTCGCTTGCCGAGTTGCGGCTTAATTAGGAAAGGAACCTAAATATGTCAAATCCCGGCCCAGCAAGTACCCAAACCTCCAACTACCTACTAAACGGTAGTGCAGCCGATGGTGTTCTCATCGGTATCGCTGGAGGTGAGGTTGGTTTTTACGGCGAGACCCCTGTGGTTCAAGCCTCTGCTATTACCCCGCTAGTCTCGACAACGGCCTCCACGGCTGACGTTGCGGCTGCGGTCAATAGCATCATTACTGCATTGCAAAACATTGGCATTACCGCCTAAGATGTTTTGAAGCTACGGAGAAGCCGCCCTCAAAAGGGGTGGCTTTTCTCATTTTTAGGAACCGCATGAAGCACATAATGTTGGCAATGCCCGCCTACACAGGCGTGGTTCACATGGGAACAATGCGCTCCCTAATGACGGACTGCATCACCCTGATTAAGCGTGGTGACCGGTTCACATTCGTGGATGACGTAGGTAACGCCATGATTGCCGACTGCCGAGGCGTAATAACAACCAATTTCTACCACTCCGACTGCGATGAGCTGGTCTTTATCGACTCAGACGTTGCGTGGGAGGCGGGCGCTTTATGTAAGCTAATCGACCACCCAGTAGACTTCGTGGCCGGGGCGTACCCTGCAAGGGTTGATCCGCTAAAGTTCAATATCGGCTGGATTGAGGAGCGAAAGTACCTGAAAGCTGACCCAAATACGGGGCTTTTAGAGGTGGATCGCGTCCCCACGGGCTTTTTAAAGATCACAAAGAACTGCGTAGCCAAAATGATTGAGGCTTACCCAGAGACGTTTTATCACGATGCCGCAGTTAACAACCAGTTCTATCCCCTCTATGAATCGTTTATCGACCCGGAAAAGAAGTGGAAGTACGGCGAGGACTTTTCGTTCTGTAAACGGTGGAGAGAGATAGGCGGTCAGGTCTGGTTAGACCCAGAAATCAACATGGGTCACATAGGCAATAAAATCTTTGAAGGACATATTGGAAATTGGCTTAAAAGTAGGATAATTTCACAACTAACATCTGAGGTGACCAATGAACCAAATCAAAATTCTTAGCGCAACCTTTGCGTTGGATCTCACAACTGCGGCATCGTCTGCCCTACAAATCGTTCCCAACACCCCGACCCGCGCCTACCGCGTGGCTCTTTTAAACACCGGGACGGGCAAGGCTGGCGTGACCTTTGGCACGAGCTCAACAAACATGGCTACCCCCGCGATTGCGGCTACGGGTGGCTCTGGCTCGTTAGTCCTACCGGCAAACATGATCTACCCAATGATTATTGACTGCGGAGCCCCGGATCTGTACATCAAGGGCATCTCATCAGGAACCAACACTCTTTACGTTACGTTGGTGGCTACCGAATAAGGATTCACCATGTCGAACCAGACCGCCAAGACCATAACGACCAACATAGTTCCGGTTCAGGGTACGTTTGAGCCCCTGTATCCGTATGACATTATTTCGTTCATTGGGCCAGCGGGGATACCGTTTTACGCCCCCACAAACCCCAATCTGGACGGGGTGTCGATTACCAACAGTACGATTAACAGTACGACTATTGGTCTGACAACCCCTGCGGCGGGTGCTTTTACCACGGCCTCTGCGACCAGCTTGCCGGTTGGTGGTAACGACCTGACAAACAAGACCTATGTGGACGCGGCACTAGCCGGGATCTCATGGAAGGAACCAGTACGAGTTGCAACGCTTGCAAATATCACCCTCTCAGGCGCTCAAACCATCGACACGGTGGCCGTAGTTGCGGGGGACAGGGTTCTGGTCAAGGATCAGGGAACTGCGGCTGATAACGGCATTTACATCGTTGGGACACCTTGGACGCGAGCCCCTGACGCAAATACATGGGACGAGCTGGTCTCAGCTCTAGTGTTTGTTGAGTCTGGTAGCTTGGGCGGGTCTGCTTGGTACTGCTACGTTCAGCCCGGAGGCACGTTAGGCGTTACTGCGGTTAACTGGTCTAACTTTCAGGTAGCGGGCGCTTACTTTGCCGGTACAGGGTTAACCCTAGCATCAAACATTTTTAGCATCACCAACACCGGGGTAGCGGCTGCGACCTACGGCTCTGCGGCGGCGGTTCCCGTCTTTGCGGTTAACGCTCAAGGTCAGTTAACTAGCGTTACCAACACAAACATAGCGATTGACGGCAACCAAATAACTGGCGGGACTATCAATACCGCAAGGCTTTCGGGTTCCTACACCGGTATAACTGAGGTTGGAACGCTTACTGGTTTGACAGTCAGCGCAACGATTACGGGGTCGATTTCAGGTAATGCTGCGACCGCTACCAATGCGACCAACGCAGTAACGGCTACAAACCTTGCTGGCGGGGCCACAGGGAGCGTTCCGTATCAGTCTGGGGCTGGGGCAACAACCTTTGTTGGAATCGGCTCTACGGGTCAGGTTTTGACCGTTGCGGGCGGTGTACCAACGTGGGCAACCCCTGCGGCGGCTGGTGATGTAACTGGCCCAGCATCTTCTACGGACAACGCAATTGCTAGGTTTGATCTAACGACCGGCAAGGTAATCCAAAACTCTACGGTCACCCTGTCTGACGCTGGTGCGTTGCAAAACGTCAACGAGATCAACTTTGACATCACGCCCACGTCAGTTGTAGGCGGTGCGGGCTCTCTGTCTTGGAATAACAACGACAACACCCAGACCTTGCAGTTAATTGGTAACAACAACGTAGAACTAAAACTTACGCAAGAAAGCTACTACCGCGTTAAGGCATCGTCCGCAATTACTAAGGGCAATGTCGTAATGCTGACCGGCACGTTAGGATCGTCAGGAGGCTTATTAGGCGCTCCAGCTACGGGTCTAACTGCGGCTACCGGCTACTACGTTTTAGGCATAGCCAAGGAGTCGGCGGCTCTTAACGGCTGGATTTACGTTCAGTCTTTTGGAGAAGTTAAGGGAATTGACACCTCTGGAACCCCTGTAAGTGAAACTTGGGTTGACGGGGACGTTTTGTATTACAACCCTGCGGTTACGGGTGGACTGACTAAAAACGTACCAAATGCACCAAACGCTAAGGTTCAGGTAGCTGCGGTTGTTCACGCGGACAACACAAACGGAATCTTATTTGTAAGACCTACGTTTGAGCCACGCTTGAACGACCTGTCAAACGTATACGCACCAACCCCCGCAGACGGTGACCTAATTATTTGGGATAACACCGACTCACGCTGGGAGAGCAGAGCCGGGGCCAACATATCGGTAGGGACTGCGACCAACCTAGCCGGTGGCGCGACAGGCTCTCTGCCCTACCAATCTGGAGCTGGTGCGACTACGTTCTTAGGTATTGGATCAACAGGACAGGTTCTCAAAGTATCAGGCGGTGTTCCTACTTGGTCAAGTGATGCCTCTGGGTTAACGATTGCTGACGATACAACGACCAACTCTACGTTCTACCCAACATTTACAAGTGCGACCACGGGTAACATTACAACAGGCAACGTAGCGTCTACAAAACTGCAATTTAACCCGTCAACCGGGGCTCTAAGCTCACCCCAGATTAGGCTCTTGGGGTCATCGTCAGGGTATGTGGGACTTCAGGGCGCGGCGGCTGCGGGGTCTACGACTTACACCCTGCCAAGTGCGGACGGTACAAGCGGTCAAGTGTTGCAGACCAACGGATCAGGGGTTCTTTCTTGGTCAAGTTCTTCGGGCGGTATTTCAACAGGCAAATCAATCGCAATGGCGATGATCTTTGGATTCTAAGGAGTAAACATGGCAAACCCAAATATAGTCAACGTCACTACCATTCTTGGTAACACATCGACAAACTTAATTTCGTCAACTGCCGACCCATTTGCAACCGCGCTTATCAATAATGCGGCATCGAGCAACAAAGTCTACAAGGTCAATAGCATTGTAGTTGCTAATGTGGACGGAACTGCAAACGCTGAAATTACAATCAAGATATTCTCTCAAGACGATTTGGGTGGAACAGGAACGGCGATTGCGTCAACGATTGTTGTCCCTGCGGACGCAACTTTAATCGTTACTGATAAGACTACATCTTTTTATTTGTTAGAAGATAAGTCTATTGGTGCAACTGCAAGTGCGGCAAATGATCTTGTGGTCACTTGCTCTTGGGAAGAAATCAGCAGTTAAGGAGAATATATGGGACTGCGCTATCCCGGTGGGATAATTTCTGCCACGCCACCAACGGTATCTTTATCGTCTGCTAAAGGCGTATGGACGCTACAAGAGGCATTGCAATATAAGAAGGAAGGTACTTGGCCTTTGGTTAACTACACAGTCATCCAAACCTTTACTGCTACTCAGACATGGACTTGCCCTACAGGTGTAACTGAGGTTGAGTATTTGGTAGTTGCGGGTGGTGGCGGTGGTGGCGGTGGATATGTTGGTGGTGGTGGCGGTGCTGGTGGTTTTAAGACCGGAACTGGATTGTCAGTTACGGCTGGTACAGATTACACAATTACTGTTGGTAATGGTGGTACTGGCGCAACCACATCTGGAACTCGTGGTGGAAACGGCGGGGATTCTGTATTTTCAACCGTGACATCAACTGGTGGCGGTGGTGGTGGAGGAATGGTTTCATCCACAGCACAAACTGGTGCTGATGGTGGGTCTGGTGGTGGTGGTGCTTGGGGTGGTGCTGGTGGTGCTGCCTCGCCATCTGGACAAGGCAACGCTGGTGGAGCCGGTTCAGCAGCATCAACTAATTTTGGCGGTGGTGGTGGTGGTGGTAAAGGCGGTGTTGGCACAAATGGCAATTCTTCAACAAGCGGAGATGGAGGTGCTGGCGAATCAAGTGCCATTTCAGGTTCTTCTGTCACTTATGCTGCTGGCGGTGGCGGTGGTGGAGATGTTGACGCTGGCTCTGGTGGTTCAAGCATTGGAGGTAATGGCGGTGGACAAGCCACTAACGGGTCAAACGCATCTCCAGCAAATAGAGGAAGTGGCGGCGGTGGCTGCGGCGGCGGTAATGCTCCTGCGGGATATGATGGAGGAAACGGAAGTTCTGGTATCGTTATCCTCAAATACCAAGCACCTGTTCAATCCGTATTTACATTCAAAGGTTCTGGCTCATGGGTAGCACCTACTGGCGTATCTTCTGTTGACTACCTTGTGGTTGCAGGTGGTGGTGGAGGTGGCGGACGAGGTGGCGGTGGTGCTGGTGGGTTTAGAACTGGAACGGGTTTTGCCGTAACTGCTGGAACCGACTACACAATAACTGTTGGAGGTGGTGGAAATGCTGGAACCGCCAGCACTCGTGGCACAAGCGGTTCAAATTCTGTGTTTAGCACAATAACCTCTGCGGGTGGTGGCGGTGGTGGTTGTTATGATACAACTTTAACTGGTGGTTCTGGTCGTGACGGTGGTTCTGGTGGAGGCGCTGGTGGTTATCAGGCTACTCCTTTTGTAATTGGCGTAGGGGGCGCTGGTAATACCCCAAGCACTTCGCCGAGTCAGGGCAACAACGGAGGAACATCCTCAACTGATCAATTAACGTATACAAATGGAGGCGGCGGTGGCGGCGCATCAGCAGTAGGTGCTAACGCCACAGCGGTGGCAAACGGCGCTGGCGGTGCTGGGACTGCATCATCTATTAGCGGCTCATCAGTAACTTATGCTGGCGGTGGCGGTGGCGGAGGAAATGCTGCTGGTGCTTCCGGTGGCTCTGGCGGTGGGGGTAATGGCGGTGGCGCTAATGCTGGAACTGCTAATACTGGTGGTGGGGGTGGTGGGCTTAATGGAACCGGTGGCGCAGGCGGCTCCGGTATCGTCATCATCAAGACCAATCAATAACGAGGACAAATGGAAACCAAAATCTATCGGTTGTATGGAATCGATACCGCAATGCACCTGCTAAGACCGGGTGCAAAGTGGGAAATCTCAAACACTTACTTTTCACGTTGGGAAGACCCTCGGCCCTGCCCGACTTGGCAAGAGGTTCAAGACACAATGGAAAAGATTAAAGCGTTTGAGGATTCCATCAACACGATTTGGTTGCCAGAGCAGATTGAGCAATTCACCGGTCAGATGGAAATACAAAAGCAAGTAGACGCAATCATTGAGGAACAACGTGCTGCATAACCTCTTTCCCACTCCTGTTGGCATCTATAAACTAGACCGTGACCTCTCTGCTAAAGAACTGTCGTTTCTGAAAAACCAAGAAACACGGTCGAACATGGGTAACACGACCAGTACCAATAATACGATTTTGAAAGCTAAGGAATTGACCCAGTTGCGGGATTTTATTGAAACCAGCGTGTCGGAGTACTTCACCACGGTTTACAGCCCCAAGCACAAGGTCAATCTAAAGATTACGCAATCGTGGACGAACTACACAGAGCAGGGTCAGTACCACCACAAGCACGAACACCCAAACTCATTTGTGTCTGGTGTGTTCTATGTGCAAGCTGATAAAGTCAAAGACAGGATTTACTTCTACCGCAACGGCTATCAGCAGATTAAGTTTCCGCCAAGCAATTGGAATGTCTGGAACTCGGAGTCGTGGTGGTTTGAGGTTGGGTCTTGCGACTTGGTACTCTTTCCGTCTAGCCTGACCCACATGGTTCCTACCGTGGAATCTGACCAGACCCGTATTAGCCTGTCGTTTAACACTTTCCCTGTTGGTAATGTCGGGGAAGAAATGGATTTAACTGGACTGCAATTAGGAGAATTAGATGGCGCATTTCGCTGAAATCGATAGCAACAATGTCGTGCTGCGGGTAATCGTAGTTGACAACAGAGATACCTCAACCCCTGACGGAACGGAAGTTGAATCCATTGGCGTGGCTTTCTGCCAGCGTCTATTTGGCGGCAACTGGCTTAAGACCTCTTACAACGGAAACATCCGTAAGAACTACGCTGGTATCGGCTACACCTACAACGCTGGATTAGATGCGTTTGTACCACCAAAACCGTTTGCGTCTTGGATTTTGAATAACGACACAGCCCAATGGGATGCGCCTACTCCAATGCCATCTGACGCTGGAACTGGTGAGCCACCAAAGCGTTATACATGGGACGAGGCCACAACTTCTTGGGTAGAAAATGTATAACTGGAAGATCCTAGAGCTGACCCAAAAGGACGGCAAGGTAACCAAGGTCAAGTACCGTTGCGAGGCCAGCTCTGAAAAGCACACGGTAGCAACCGAGGGGAACTGGGTTTTCCGCACCTCTTACGACTACTCTGACAACCTATCCGAGCATCAAGTTTCTCATTGGCTAGAGATGGACACCCAAGAGGGTGAAAGACACCTAATTAAAGACCGACTTGCCGAACAATTGCAAGCACTAGACAATACCGAGAGTAGCGACCCACCGTGGAAAGTAGAGACCTTTAAGGTGAAGTTATGACCCAGCCGATAGACATTATTAGCCGCGCCATGAAGGACATTGGCGCTTTGGCTGCTGGCGAGACCCCAGCCCCTGCGGAAGCCCAAGACGCTTTCGATATGTTGAACGACATGATTGACCAATGGTCAAACGAGCAGATGATGGTCTACTACAAGACCGAGATCATCTTCACCCTGACTGCGGGACAGACCCAGTACACCGTTGGCCCGACCGGTCAGGTGAACTCTACCTTTACAGGTTCAATAGCAGGGAATACCCTAACCGTCACCAATATCACCGAGGGCGGTATCGCTTTGGGCATGACGCTCTCAGGAACAGGAATTACTGCGGGAACCAAGATCACGGGCTTTGGAACCGGTGCTGGAGGTAACGTCAACTACGCCGGGACGTACACGGTTAACAATACTCAGACCGTAGCCTCAACCACCATAACCGCTTATTACGAGCGCCCCCTTGCGGTTAACTCAGCCTTTGTGCGAGTAAACACTAACTCTAACGGTCAGCCTATTGTTAACGGTGGCCTAGATTACCCAGTAGCTATCCTGAACCTAGAGAACTACGAGCTGATTGGGCTAAAGACCCAAAACGGCCCGTGGCCTAAGGCTCTCTACTACCAGCCCTCTGAGGTTATGGGTACGTTTTACTTCTGGCCTAACCCGTCTCAGGGCGAGATGCACATATTCTGCGACACGGTATTCCAACGGTTTAATAGCATCAACGACACGATTGTGATCCCGCAGGGCTATCTTATGTGCCTACGGTGGTGTTTGGCTGAGAGACTTATGCCTATGTACGGCAAGTCCAACCCTCAAATGGCATCAATGATTAACGCTTACGCCTTACAAGCCAAGGCCACAATCAAGAGAACCAACATGAAGCCCATGCAGTCTGCTAGGTACGATGACGTTTTAGTGGTCGGCAAACGTGCGGATGCCGGTTGGATTCTTACTGGGGGCTTCCAGTAATGCCTGACTTTGGATTCGTAGGCGCGGCTTACGAAGCACCCTCCATCACTCAAGACGCTCAAGAGTGCATCAACTTCTACCCTGAGATAGACCCGACCAAGGCTCAAGGCGAGCGCGGTATCGTGGCGCTTTACCCGACACCGGGACTTGAGACCGTGGCAATCTTCCCCAATCAGGAAGAAGTCAGAGGGATCAGAACCCTGTCCGGTGGAACTCAGGTCGTTGCGGTCTGCGGTGACTTTGTATACGTCTTAGAGGACGATTTGACCCCCGTGATGGTCGGTCAGATGAACACCTCCACGGGTCAAGTAGGGATTGTGGATAACGGGGTGAACGTCTACATTGTGGACGATGCTTATCGCTACACATGGTTCATTAGCGCCCCGTCATCAGCCATTTTTACCGGATCAATTAGCTCTACAACCCTGACGGTGACCTCAGTTCAAAGCGGAACTATTGCGGTAGGACAGGCCATTTTTGGTCAGGGAGTAGCTCAAAATTCTGTGATTACGGCACTAGGAACTGGGTCAGGCGGGGTTGGAACCTACACGGTTAGCGACTCCCAGACCGTAGCCTCGACCGTAATCAACTCAACCGCCTCACCCGCTATTGTGACCGGAGCTATCTCTGGCACAACCTTGACCGTTAGCGCGGTGACCAGCGGCACTCTGAAAATAGGCCAAACGATTGAAGGCACAGGGGTGACCGATGGGACAATTATTACGGCCTTTGGGACGGGTTCCGGGGGTGCGGGAACGTACACCGTAAGCGCCTCCCAAACGGTCTCTAGCACCACGATATACGCCCTAAACTGGACGGTTCTACCCTCCACAGACGGAGCCTTTGAGGGCGGTGGGACTGTTGATATATCGGACAATTACTTTGTCTACAATAAGCCTCAAAGCCAACTTTGGGCGGCTTCAGACCTTTTATCCCCGATTACTGACCCCCTGTCGTTTGCCTCTAAAGACGGGTCTCCAGATGACCTAGTGGCAATTATTGTCGATAGGCGCGAGGTCTACCTACTGGGTGAAATGTCCTCCGAGGCGTGGCTAGACGTTGGATCTGTCCCCTTTCCTTTTCAGAGGATTCAGGGATCAAGCACTCAACAGGGTATCGCTGCGGCCTATTCCTGTGCGCGGGTGGGTAACTCTTTTGCCTACGTTTCTAAGAACAACCGAGGTGAGGCCACCATCGTCCAGATGAACGGCTACATCCCGCAGAGGATCTCCACCCACGCGGTTGAGACTACTTTGGTAGGCCAAGACGTATCGGATGCGATTGCGTGGACTTACCAGTTAGAAGGCCATGAGACCTATGTCGTGACGTTCCCTAGTATTGGGGAGAACGGCCTGACTTGGGCCTATGACATCACCACAGGTCTTTGGCACAAATGGCTCTACTCAAATAACCAAGGCCAGTACGAGCGCCACCGTGGAAACTGCTGTGCATTTTTTAACCAGCAAGTATTACTTGGTGACTATGAAAACGGCAAATTGTATAGACTGTCTCTATCACAATATACCGATGACGGTCAGTTCATACGCCGCCTTAGAAGGTGTCCCCATATAACCACAGACCTCCAGCGCCAGTATTTTGCGGAACTTCAGATCCAGTTCCAACCCGGAGTTGGATTACCCGTAGGGCAGGGTCAAGACCCACAGGCTATGCTCCGCTGGTCGGATGACGGCGGCTTTACTTGGTCTAACGAGAACTGGGTCACCATAGGCAAGCAGGGCCAATACTTCACGCGGGCCATGTGGAGACGGCTAGGGTTTGCGCGGGACAGGATATTTGAGGTGGTGATCACCGACCCAATCAAGGCGGTCATCGTGTCGGCTAACCTAAAAGCGGAAGCCGGGGATAACTGATGGCCCAACTACCCCAAAACCAAATAATACCGACCTCCCAACTGGTTAACGATGCGGGACGGCCCACCCCTGCGTGGCAGTTATTCTTTTTGAACTTGCTGAACTTTTCTAGCAGCTCTACGGCTACGGCTGGCTCTGCGACCCTACCGGCTAACCCACGGGGGTTTATCAACGTAACGGTTAACGGGGAAATCAAAAAGGTTCCATACTATGACGTATGACCTAGCAGACCCGCAAAACGCGGTTGAAAAGGTGGTCTTTCGGGAGCAGATTCTGACCGTTCAGAATGGGTTACAGGAAATGATTGAAACTGGCGAAACGCAAGACGCTTTGCCTGACTGCGTTGTAACCCATTACTTTGCCCCAAAAGACGAAAAGTACGGTTGTTGCACATACGCTAGACAGATGTTCATTCCCAAGGGTACTTTGATTATTGGAAAGATCCACCGGCATCAGCACTTGAACTTTATTTTGCAGGGCAAGGTGAGCGTAGCAACCGAGTTTGGCAAAAAATACTTTGAAGCGCCGTGTACGTTTATCTCTGAAACAGGGTTAAAACGTGCCGTTTACGCCGAGGAAGACACAATTTGGACTACGGTTCACCTAACGCAGTATTCAGGCGAACAAGACTTAGATAAAATTGAGGATGAGGTTATAGCTCCAACTTACGGGGAAATAGGAATGATAGATTCGACTGCCGTTCTCAAACAGTTAAAAGGGGAACAAAAATGACTTGGGGAGTTACAGCCGTTGTTGGAGGGTCAATTGTTAGCGGAGTAATTGGCGCAAAAGCTGCCAAAGGAGCCGCAGAGACAACTGCCGCTGGAACACGATATGCGTCAGACGTTCAAGAAAGAATGTATCAGCAAGGCCGAGAGGATCTTGCCCCGTATCGTGGATTAGGTTATGGCGCTTTAACTGAAATTGGTGGCGGGATGGCTGGTAGGCAACCAATTTACGATGAAGAAGGAAAGATTACTGGATACCAAACTGGTACGGGATATTTAACCGGTCAGTTAACCCCAGAAAAAATTAAAGAGTATTTAGACCCGTCTATGGCTTTCCGTATGAAATACGGGACACAAGCCACAGAAAGGTTACAAAACGTAGGCCAAGGATCTTTTTCTGGAAATACCTTGCGGGCGCTAAACGAATACGGGCAAGGGTTAGCGTCTACCGAGTTTGGAAACGCTTTTAACAGGGCTCAAGGTGAGCGCAAAGACATCTATAACATATTGGCAAACATAGCGGGTATGGGTCAAGGCGCGGTCAACACGGGCGTTAATGCAGGGCAAACAACTGCTCAAAACCTTGGTCAATTAGCCGTTGGCGGGGCTCAAGCTACCGCCGCTGGTCAAGTAGGTGTGGCTAATGCTTATGGCGGCACAGCGCAAAATTTGGGAAATATGTATTTCTTAAATGACCTATTAAAGCCAAAAGCATCAACAATAGGGTCACCAACAAGTGCGGGTACTCCAAATACAAGCACGTTAGTTTAAGGAAACATCATGGCAGACTTTGGAATCAAACCAGACATTCCTTTAGGCGTAAAACCACCGGCAACGATGAGTTTGTCGGATATGTTAGGACTTGCCCGTGGCGCTCAAATGTATCAGCGCGAGCGTGAAGTGTTTCCTTTGCTTGTTGAACAAGAAAGAATTAAAACGCAAACCGCGCAAACAGATCAAGCCAAAGGGTACGCAAACACGTTCTTTCAAGTTTTGGGTGGTTTTGCTAACGATCCAAGGATCGAATCAGGAGATCCAAAAAAAGCTATTGATTTAATGTTGGAGGTGAAGAAAAAAGCTAGATCAATGGGCGTTCCTGAAAGCTACGTTGAGGCTTTATCTTCTCCAGCATCAGCTACTGCGGCGCACAATCCTACGGCTTTGCCTCAATATATTAACAACATAATCCAAGCTCAGATTGGCCCTGCTGGTCAACAAGGGTTGCAGACCGGTCAGCCCACAACGTCAGGCGGTCAACCGGCACTATTTGTTCCGGGCAAGGGTCGCGTTGTTCCTATGGGGCAAATGGGGGCTCAACCACCAGCTCAACCACCAGTTCAAGAACAGGCTTCAGTAGCGACTCCACCAGCGGTAGCAACACCGCCAGAAACGGGCGCGGTAGAACCGGGGGTTCCAAGAGCAGTTCCCCAAGCCGCACCTCCAGTTTTGCCCCAAGGTATTACAGGTCAAGACCTAACAAGGCCAAGAAATGTAAACGTAGGCTATCCAATTCGGTTCCAACCAAGAACGCAGGGAGATGTTCGCCCTTTTGCGATTGGCGAGGAAGCTGCTATTCAACAAGGTACAAATTACCTAAACTCGATTGTTAACGCCGAAGGGGAAGTTCAAAGAGCCAGCCGAAACGTGGGTGAGGTTATTAGAATTGCGGACGAACTAGCCTCTAAAGCTAGGTTTGAGGCGGGTAAACCTTTGGACATTGAACGGGCAGTAAAAGAGTTTTTTGGTGAGGACAGATACAAAGAACTTAGCAAGAGCTTGGCTCAAGCTCAGTTAGCAATTATGAAGTCTCAGGGCGGGTCAGTTGAAAACACGGTTGGCGGTCAACAGATGACGAGGGCCGCAACTGGTGATGAAACCTTCCCGCCAAAAGTTTTGATTGATATTGCTCGCCGGTTAAACGGGGAAATTATTAAAACGGAAATGGAAGCCAAAGCAGCCCGTGTTGCGGTTCGAACAGTTGGCCCCAACAATCTTCAAGACTTTCGTGAAACTTGGAATAGTAATGCTGACTCAAGAATTTTTGAGGCTATGGGAATTAACAGGTCAACAACAGACCGCAAAAAACGTGACGAAGCACTAGATAAGATACTTCCAAAAAACAAACAAGAATTAAATCAATTTTTGCGACAGTATGAAAACATTGAAAAACTGACTCAAACAGGGCGGTTGTAATGAGCGACCAATATCGTTACGAAAACCTATCTAAGGACGATTTGCAACGCGCAAAACAAGTGATGTTGGACTTTCGAGATCCACAGACCGGCGATCCTTTAGTTCCGAGCCGTATTGATAGATTATTGTTTAGTAACGATTCTCCAGAAATTTTTAACGCATATCCAGCAAAAGTTAGAGAACAATTTTTTGTAAAAACTAGCGCCACCGGAAGTCTAGGCGATATTATCCGCAAACGCATAGAAACAGCGCCAGACGAGAAGCCAGATGACTTGCGTTCTATTATTAGGGATCGCATAGCCGGTGTTGAAAAGGCAGAACAAACCGCAATCACCAAAGAACAACAGACCCTAGCCGCAGCCGTTCCACAGGTTGATGCGTCAGGCCGTGTCGTATCAGCCCCAGCAGCTCCAGCCCCCAAAAGGTCTCTCACCGATTATGTAAAAGGTACTGGTGAAACCGTGGCGGCTTTAGGATCTCAAGCCGTTGTAGCACCGGTTGCTGCGGGCGCACAACTATTGTCAGACGTATTTTCTGGTCGGACATTTCGTGGCGAAGGCCCCACACCGGGGCAACCGTTGTTTGGTCAGATTATGAAAGAGGCAACTTATCAACCCAAGACCGAAACTGGTCAGGAAGCGATGGCTGGTTTAGGAAAGATTTTTGAGGCTAGTAAGTTACCTCCTGTACCGGCTGGAGGCAGAACAGTTCCAATCCCTGTATTACCACCCGCAATCCAACCCAAAATCAAACCTAAAGTATCTGCTGAAGAATATCAAAAGACGCGGGCAATTATAGAAGGCGTTCCTTACCAGACACCACAACAGATCCAAGCTGCGGCCTCTAAAACTGGCGCACCGGGTTCCGTTGGAGCTGCTGGGGTAGACATTCAGACTCAACGATTACAACGATTAAAAGAATTGCCGTTTCCAATAGATGCAGAAAAAAGCCAAATTACAAGAGATCCAGCAGATGTTAGGTTTGCAAGGGAGACAGCTAAAGACCCCGTTTATGGTAAAGATTTTCAAGAGCTATATGCAAATCAAAACGAAGGGTTACAAAAGAACCTTGATTTTTTTGCTGAACAAACTGGTTCCGAAAAGTTGGGATTGCCTCAAGCTGATTTTGCTAAAGGCTTAACTGAGTTAGTAGATGCAAACAAAAAACAAAGAAAGCAACAAGTTTCAGACGCTTATGATGTTGCTAGAAATGCTGGAGAAACCGCAGAGCTTGTTGATATTAAACCGTTGCAAAATTGGGTAAAAGACAATAAGTCATCAGCAAAAAATGCTCCAGTTATTCAAACAGTAGAAAGCGAAATTAAACGGTTATCTAAAGATGGCAAAATTTCGTTGAACGATATTGAAGAAATTAGAAAAACAATCAATGACGTTTATGACGTATCACCAACGAACGCGAGGTTTGGCGGTAGGGCTATCAGAGTAATTGATCAAGTTACTGAAGGAAAAGGCGGTGACCTGTATAAACAGGCGAGGTCATTAAGTAGCGCATATAAAACAGAATTTCAAGATACGCCAGCGGTTGCAAAAATTACCGCTATGAAACGCGGAACAACTCAACGTCAGGTAGCGTTAGAGGACTTGGTAGATACCGTAATGCTTAAAGGAACTGGCGAAGATGTTCGTCAGTTGTTTTCATCGTTAGAGCGTATGGGGCCAGAAGGCCAAGCCATGATAAATGACTTGCGTGGTTACGTTGCTGAAGCAATCAAGAATCAAGCAACAAAAGGTACGCAATTAGACATAAAAGGAAATCGGTATCTAAGCACTCCAGAACTAGATAAAATTAT